AAACCCTCTCCTCATCAGTCTCTCCACACGCGAGTAGTTTCCTGATGTGGCAAAAAGGCGGTTTTTAACACTTGAAACACTTATTAACAGCAAACCGCGCGGGCGTACCTAAGTGAAAAAGAAAAATAATAATGTACACGCCTACAAAGGCTAAAACGTAATAAAATGAAACTGGATGAAATGTTAGAGCGTGAACGCGCTAAGCACCAACCTAAGAAACACGGTGACGCTGAGGCACAACTACAGGCCGCGTGTGTCCTATGGTTTAGGATGCAGTATAGGGACTACGCCTCTCTGCTTTTTGCAGTGCCTAACGGTGGCTCACGTAACAGGGCTGAGGCTACAAAGATGAAAGCTCAGGGTGTGACTGCTGGCGTGTCAGATCTGATCCTCTTGGTAGGCAGAGGCCAGTATAACGCGCTCTGCATAGAAATGAAAACGCCTACAGGTACTCAGCAACAGGTACAAAAGGACTGGCAGCAGATAGTAGAGCTGGCTGGATCTAAGTACGTGGTGTGCAGATCTCTTGACGAATTTATGAACGAAATAAACAATTATCTAAAAACAAAAGAATTATGAAAACAGGTATTATTTTGGTGGCCGCTGTTATCCTCTTTTTTGCGGCTATGGTAGCAAGCGCGAAAGATCACATGAAACTGGCCTCATGGCTGGCCGCGCTTAGTTTTATGGCTTTGGGTGTTTTTGTAGAACACCTGATAATATGGATGGTGGTATGGCTGGTGTGAGGATCCTGAAATACTTTACACAGTTTAGCGAGTACACAAAGAGGCGTGAGAGTATAACGCCATGCCCTTACAAAGCTGGTGTTATTATTCTCAGCCCTGAGTGTAAAGCCTGTGAGTATTATGCAGGGGAGTGTATAACTCATAGCATGAGGTGTAAGCATGAAAATCTACAGGAAAATAGAGAAATTTTGCCAGTGGCACATCAGTAAGCTATATGGGTACAGCAAGCGGAAACGCTACCCTCAGGCTAACCACTGGAAACGTATAAGATCAAACCCAAAATTAAGATAACATGATTTATTTGACAATACTATCAATGGCGGTACTGGCCGCTTATACTGTGGCACTTTGTAAACGGTGCTGTAAGATCCCTCAAACGCTCTCTCAGAGTGTTTTCTATCTGCCTACTGGCTGGCGGTGGCTGTGGTGTGTGGTTATTTGGCTCAGCGGCTTTATGATAGCACCCGCTATTATGGAGGTTAGTAGTGATCACACGCGCTTTGTGGCCTTTTTCGCTGTAGGCGCGCTGCTGTTTGTCGGTGCTACACCGCTGGTAAGAGATAAAGAGGATCTTTCCTTTAAGGTACACAGCGTGGCTGCTGTGGTGTGTGGCGTGGCCTCTCAGGTTTGGCTTATGCTTAACAGCAGCCTGATCACAGCTGTAATGATTGCGGCCTTTTGGGTGCTGTGTTATTTCAGGGTGTTTAAGATCTCTGTGTTTTGGGCTGAAATGGTTTGCTTTGCCACCATCTACGCTAAGTGTATAATCTGCATAATCTAACAGGTATGATAAAGCGGACAAAGAAATGTGAGATCTGCCAACGATCAAGCGGCTGTACTTTCTATCAGTGCTTTTTCAAGCCAACGGCTGAGGCAGTAGAACAGTATAAGAGATATATAACCCTGAGCAATCTCAGCCTACTGGATCCATCAGTAAAAGATCTGAGTGATGAGGATAAGTTTCTCATCATGCTCTACCGTAAGCATAGTATGGACTGCGGCCTACAGACTAAGGATCTGATAAGGCAGTTTGGAGGTAGTAGCTATCACTGGCGCAAGGTGGCTAAGAGGATCCTGATAAAAGAAACGGCCTCACTGGTAGGACTTGAAAACGGTGGTTACTACGGCTCAGGCTGGTGTTTGATAGAAAGCATAGAAAGACATATCAAAGAGTAGGCTATGGGTATAATAATAAAATCCGCTGTTATTGTGGTATGGGCTTTTGTGCTGGCCGCTACGCTGATAGATGCAGTTATCAGCCTTTGGAAACACCACCGCCTGAGCGGTGAGGATAAGCTGAGGTTAGTGTACTGCCTGATCATTACCCTGCTGCTGTCAGGGCTTGTAATAAACGATTTAGTAAAATAGATCCTATGAAAGTAAAAGTATTATCTATCAAAGAGCCGTTTGCCTCTCTTATAGTGGATGGCATTAAAGATGTGGAAAACCGCACACGGCAAACCAACTACAGGGGCGTTATCCTGATCCATGCCTCTAAGTTATCTATGACAGAGAAAAGGCAGTGTAAGACCGCTGATCTGCTGACACCTGATCAGATAGAGGCCATAATAAACAGTGGCCTGAGTAACTACTACTTTGGTCAGATGTGGCAGAGTGGGGCTATAATCGGTATCTGTACACTGAAAGACTGTACAATGTTTGAGAAATCCATTTGGGCGGATCCACAATGCTATCAGCTTGTAATGGAAAACCCTGAGTGGTTTGATAACCCTATCACTGGCTGCAAAGGCCAGTTAGGACTTTGGGAGATCGACACTGACAAAGTGCCCGATAAAAACGTAAGAGATCAGATCATCAACTACATCAAGGCGTATGAAGAAAAAGAAAAGGCTTAAGCCGCTGCCAGCTGGAGTGCGGTATATTGTTACAGCCGTTAATACCCTGTCAGGTGAACGCGAGAGAATATCAAACCCAACCACTAAGGAGGCTGCTAACAAGATGTGTGACAGACTGAAAAAAACAGCCAGCTCTCAGAGATCGTATCTCAGGCCGCGCATAGAGATCTATACTGGACTGTATCAGCCCGACATCTTCGGGGGGGGGGCGAGAGATCTTAGGAGCTACTATCTGATATGATACGAAAAAAGACCTGTTTAGTATGTGGCCGCAAACTATGGCTTAGGGAGTTTTACGTAACGGCCAGCGGCTACATACTACCGCGCTGCAAGGAGTGTGAGCGTGAAAGATCGCGCGTGTATCGTGAGTGCAAGAAGAACGGCCAGCGGCCACCTCACAGGCGCGTTAGCGTGTGGGATGGTGATAAGATCGTTTGCCTCAGGAAATGGTTTGCTACCACCATTAATAACGAACTGGCAGACATCTTAGGCGTATCTACAGCCTCTCTGAGCCGTAAGGCTAAGGCTCTTGGGCTGAGTAAGGATCCTGACTGGCTCAGCAAGCTCAGGGCTGACAGTAGGCGTATGGCTGTATATGTAAAACGAAAGAAACTAAAAACAAGAAAAGTAAACTATGGATCAGACAAATTATGAGAGTATAATGGATAAGCTGCGTAAGCTGAGGGTTTTGGCTGAACGCGGTGAGGCTGGTGAGGCGCGAAACGCTAAGGCTGCTATAGACCGTATCTGTAGCCAGTACGGTATCAAGTTTGAGGATTTGGCCAGTGACAAGAAAAAGCGGAGGCGGTTTGTTATCGGTAAGAGCAAACTGTACAAACGGCTCTTTTGGCAGTGCTACAGCTATATCCTGAACGATAACAGCCCTGTGTCATACTGGAGGCCAAAGAGAGATATTATAGACGTGGAGCTGACTGATCTACAGTTTGCCGATCTCTCAGCATATTTCTACTGGCATTTGGCCAACTTTGATACAGAGCTGGCAAAGGCTCAGGAAATAGCACTCAGTGCCTACATACAGAAACATGACATCTATAGTGACGAATCGCGCAAGCCTGATGGTAAGCCGCTGACAGAGGCCGATATTAAGCGGATCATAGCTATACACGCTGCTGCTGAGCAAATGGATGATAACTACTACCAAAAGCAAATAGAGGCACTATGATAGAGGATTACGTGGTACGTGAGCCTGAGATCAAGGCCGTACAGGTTACTGAGGTGGTGAGTGATATGCTACAGCTTGACTGTATAGATCACGCTGAGCGTGTAAGGCATGAGGAATGGTTTAAGACTGGCAAAAACCGCGACTACACGGAATTTAGGTATATACTCACTCATGGGGGCTATGTGTATGCAGGAGACTGGCTGCTGTATAATGGCCTAACATGGAGCGTGATGTTTGATAAAGAATTTAGGCAAAAATATCACAGCAAAAGTGAGTATTTAAGACAAAAACCTGTAACTTTGTAGCGGTAATACTTACCGATGGGATTTTTAGTTAAACAAATTTTCTTTGATGAGGCTGGCCGTGATGGTTAGCCTCATTTGTTTCCTGAGCCACCGCGTATAAGGTGGCTACAGACGATCAAAGCGCGGCCTGTAAGGTGTTTGTTACCATCCTTTAGCCCTAAGCGGTGCAGATAGCTTTCACTACAGCCCAAATCATCCTCTGTCAGTACGCTAAAGATGGCAGAGATAGAGCCAAAATAATAATTTTTCTTTGTGGCGATCATGTGAACGTGTATAACCTTTGTGCTCATAACTTTATTATTTTAGATGTTAAACTGCTGCAAAGGTAGCAAATAATTATTATTTGGGATAAATTGATATTTTGAAAATGTACCCTGAAAGCAAAGTTTAACATTTTACTGTTTAACTCAAATGAGTTTATCTATATTGTCAGTGTGTACGCTGTCATTATGCCTTTGTATAAAGTAGAAAACGCTTGTATTTTGATTTTGCAAGCGTGGACTAAAAATTATTTTGAGTTATTTGTAAATTTTCCAAATAAATAGGTGTAATTTTGCGGAAAACCTATATTAAGATGAAAAAAGAAGTAAAGTTTGTCAAGGTAGAAACCCGCGTGACAGAGTATGACGCTGTGAGGCTTGATGAGATCGCCAAAAAGTACGGCTTTAAGAAAAGGTACAGCCTTTTCCGCTGGATCCTGTTTGCATTTCTCAGGACTGCTGATCCTGAAAATGACTGTGTAGATACCGCGCTGCCTGTGGAGGTGATTGAAATGTTTGACGTAAAGGAGGATGCAGCCCTCATCCATAAGGCTATAGCCAACATCAGGGCGCGTGACAGGCAGAACAAGTACAAAAAGCGCGTAAGGGCTGAGGCTAAGGCTCAGAAAAAAAAAGATGATGAGGCAATAGGTGACGAGATCAGGGAAATGTTTGCTGAGGCTGAGGCTGACGGTGTACGCTTGGAGTGGAAACCAAATATCAACAAAAGAACATCTAAGTAATGGCTAAGGATCCGCGATATATCAAGATCATCAACAGCCAGCGGTGGAAGATCCTGAGGGCTAACGCGCTGGCCTCACAGCCTTTTTGTGAGGAATGTGAGAAAATGGGCGTGTACACGCTGGCTGAGTGCGTACACCATAAGAAACCTGTAGAGGATGGCCGTGATGAGGCTGAAATGATCGCGCTGGCCTACGATCCTGAGAACTTGCAGCCGCTTTGCCGCAAGCACCATGACGAGATCCATAACAGGATGGGATCACACTCTCATCAGCACAGCAAGGCTGCTGCTGAGGCGAGAAACGAGGCTCAGGCCGCTAATATACTATCATTATTTGAGTAAACGATATGGCAGAAAACAAAAGATATAAAAACGTCAAGATCGTGCGTGAGACAACTTTCAAGACGTATGATGTGGATAGGTGGGCTAAGATGGTAGTAAACGCCATGCAAGCCTTAGGGGTGTGGGATGCGGGCTACATGGTTACTGTGAGGCTGCTGGCTACCTCACTGGCGGTATATCAGAAAGCCTACTTAGATGTGATGCGTGACGGTGTGACGGTAGAGGATATTACCAAAGACACTGCTAAGATCAAGGTTAATCCCGCTGAGCAAGTACGCTTGGCCAACCTGAACGCCATAGAAAAGTACCTTAACAAGCTCGGATTAGTGCCAGCCATTAACTCAAAGGGATTGCCACTCAGTGCGCTGCCTGACACTGAAAATGACAGCGACAGCAAGGATCCTATACTGGAACTGCAAAGAGCTATGCAGAAATATGATATACCTGTCATACATCAGCATAACAGAAAGCCTGAGGCTTAATGACAGAACAGGAAAAGGTACAGGCAAGGCAATTAAAGGCCGATACGGTAGAATATCTACAGGCGGCTGATATTGCTGGGTATAGACTATGGGAGATAGACCCGCGCTTGTTAGTCTATACCGATAAAGTCGTATCTGATCCTGAGGCGCATAACCTTTATGAACTGCTGGCTTTAAAACGTTTCCTGTACCTGCTTGACAAGTATGAGTTTAGGATCAATGAGGTGCAGAAATTCATAGCCTTTTATGAGAGCCTTAAGTTTGCTGGCACAAAAGGCCGACAGCGGTACAAAATGACACCTGTACAGGTATTTCAGTTTGCCAATATTCTCGGCTTTTATACGCCTGAGGGTAGGCGGCTGATCCGTAACGCGCTGCTGTTTGTGCCGCGTAAATTCTCTAAGACTACATCAGTGGCCTCACTGGCTATCTATGACTTTCTCTTTGGTGACAGTAACGCTGAGGCTTATACGGCTGCAAACAGCTATGAGCAGGCTCAGATCTGTTTCAAGGAAATAAAAGAGATACTTAAGGGCTTGGATCCAACGCTTAAGCGGTTTAAGCTAAACCGTGAAAAGCTGATGTGGCTAAATAATCCTGATCGTACCTCATTTATCCGCTGCCTGAGTAGTGCAGCTGACAAGCTGGATGGCCTTAACGCCTCTCTTGTGATCATGGATGAATACTCACAGGCTGACAGCAGCGATCTGTACGGTGTGCTTACTACCTCTATGGGTGTGCGTGAAAACCCGCTTACCATAGTGATCACTACGGCCAGTGATAAGCCTGACGCGCCTTTTACGGATATGCTGAAACGCTATAAATCCATCCTGAGCGGTGAGGTGGATAATGACCGCGTTTTTGCATCCATCTTTGAGCCTGATGCAGATGATGAGGATGGTGATCCTAAGACTTGGGCAAAGGTGCAGCCGCATTTAGGCATAACGGTACAGCCTGACTACTACGCTCAGGAATGGGAACAGGCGCAAACATCTGCTGAGGCCATGAAAACCTTTCGTACCAAAATGCTTAATATCTTTGTCACTGGCAATACTAAGCCGTGGATAGAGGGGCAACAGGTAAAGGAAAATGCGGAGTATATAGACATTACACAGCTGGGCTACAAAGCTGAGGCTGAGGTGGCCACCGACTTAAGCGTGGATAACGACTTTAGCGCACAAACGTACTTTATCTACCTCAGGGATCGAAAGAAAGCATACCTAAAGACAGATTACTACTTTCCTGAGGGCAAACTAAAGGATCATCCAAACCATGAGCTTTATACCAAATGGGCTGAGGCTGGCTATTTGAAACTCTGCAAAGGCAACATCATAGACTATCAGCAAATGGTAAATGACGCGCTTAAGATGAGCAAGTATCTGAGGATCTACCGCTTTGGCTACGACAAGTACCGTGCCGCTGAGTTTAAGAACACCCTGATAGCCGCTGGTGCTACTAAGGATCAGCTGTTAGACTATCCTCAGACGCTAAGCCACTTTACCGCGCCTGTACTGGCCTTAAGCCGTGCCATAGAGCGCGGCTACCTGATATGGGAGCCAAACCCTATCACGTATTTTTGCTACGATAATGCCGTACTGGTTACTGACAGCATGAACAACTGCAAGCCGTTTAAGAAAAACGAGAGTGAGCGCACAAAGATAGACGGTGTGATCACTAACTGTATGGCTATGGGTATGGCTGACACACAGATCAGGAAATAAAGCCGACTAAAACGGAAACAATATAAATAATATAAACTGAAATAAAATGAGCTGGTTAAATAACATATTCAAGCGCAAAGAACCTCAGGTGATCAAGCGTGAGGCTGACAGTGAGGTATTAGATACCACCTCTATAGATCTCACGTCTATCTTTGGCACTGACGGATCAAACGCCTCACTGGCCGTAAAGGTGGCTACTGTTTTCAGGTGTGCCGATATTGTGTCAGGAACGGTAGCGGCCTTAGGGCTTAATCTGCTGAAAAGGCAGAGCGTAAAGATAGGCAGTGTGACACACTACTACTACGTGATAGATGAGGCTGACCCGCTTAATGACGTGCTATCCGTGCAGCCAAATGACAGGCTGTCAGCGTTTGACTTTTGGAAGAACACCGTACTACAGATTTTGCTACAGGGAAACGCCTACATTATACCCTATTTCAACACAGAGGGCGATGTGGTTAAGATGATCCTGTGCAGCCCTTACAGTGTCTCACATGATGTAACCACCGACACCTACACCGTCACTGATCACACTAACTGCATCTATACCACCTTTGAGGCTGATGAAATCCTGCATCTGCGTAATTTCTCTATGGATGGCGGCTATACTGGCCTCTCTACCATCAGCTATGCCTCTAAGGTGCTGGGGATAGCCAGTAAGACCGATGATCAGCAAGACGATCTTTTCAAAAAGGGATCTACGCTCAGGGGCTTTATCTCAGGCGATCAGGCCGCTGTGCAGGGCTTTGGATCCCTACAGGATGATCAGCTGGAAACCGTTACGGATCGCGTGGCCAAACAGGTAAACAGCGGCCTTAAGCTCTTTACACTGCCTGGCCAAATGAGGTTTAATCAGCTCTCTTTGTCACCCGCTGACCTACAGCTGCTGGATAGCAAGCGTTTCAATGTACTGGAGATATGCCGTTTCTTCGGGGTGCATCCTGATAAGGTGTTTCAGCAGACATCTACCAACTACAAAAGCTCTGAGAATAGCCAAACGGTGTTTATGACAGACACCCTAAACCCGCTGCTTAAGAAAATACAGAATGAGTGCTACATCAAGTTAGTGCCTAAGCCTATCAGACATCAGTACAAAATAGTTTTCGACTTGGAAAACTACTATCAGGCAGATATATTGTCTAAGGCTGACTATTATAACAAGATGGTGCAGGCTGGCGCAATGACACCAAACGAGGTGAGACAGAAAGAGGGGCGTGTACCTATGGCTGGCGGTGATGAGCTGTTTATCAGCTGTAATGTAGCACCTATAGACAGTAACAAGATCAGGGGAGATCAGGCTAAGACAGAGCCGACTAAAAACAACACTCAGGAATAATTATATAAACGCTCATGCAATGAAAGAGATAAGATCATTTTCAAACTGCCAGCTACGCGCTGTGGATGATGAAAAGCGCGTAATAGAGGGCTACGCTGTAGTTTTTAATCAGCGATCAGTCCTACTGACGGATTACAACATTTGGAAAAAGGTAGAGGAGGTGATACTGCCTGAGGCCATTTCTGAGGAGCTGCTACGCTCATCAGATGTGATGTGTAATCTGGAACACAACCCAAACAGGATGATAGCCCGCTGTGTGAACGGTGTAGGATCCCTGACACTGACAAAGGATGATAAGGGCATTAAGTACCGCTTTGAGGCTCCTAACACGCCTGATGGTATCACTGCCTATGAGGGTATCAAGCGCGGTGATTACTTTGGATCATCTTTCGCCTACTCTAACGATGAGAACGAGGTAAACGTGGTTTATTCTAAGGACGGTGATACACTTGTAAGGACTGTGAAAAAGATAGATCACCTTTACGATGTGGCCATAGTGCGCAAACCCGCGTATTTGGGTACTACCGCTGATGTACGTGCCGCTCAGGAACAGGAACTAAAGGACGCTATCAAACGCTCTGTAGATGATTTTGCGTCTGAGGATCCTAAGAAAACGAAAAAGCCTGATGAGGCCGCTGAAAAGCGCGCGGCTCAGATGGCTACCTCTATGCAGCTGGCCATAGCTGGCTGTGACAGCATAGCTGTAGAACTTAATCACTTAACTTTTTAAGCATAAATATTTATGGGTAAACTTAAGACAACAACTGCTGAAAGCCGCAAGGAACTGCGCGGCCTTTATGCAAAAGCAAAGGCAAACAGAAACCGCCTTTTAGAGATCCGTACAGCCGCTGAGGCGCGTGAAAACAAGGAGTACACACCTGAGGAACAGGAAGAGGTACGAAGTATCTCCAACGAACAGGCACAGCTGGCCACACGCATCAACATCCTGCAACAGCCCGACTATGAGCCTGAGGCTGGCGTGATCGCAAATCGTGGACTGGCTACCGCTGAGATCCTGTACTCTATGCGCTACGCTGGCGGTATTCCTGACAAGTATGCGTATCTGCGCGCTCAGGACAGCCCTGCGCGTATGATCATCCCTGCCAATGAGGCTGCTGCTGATGAGCTGCTGGAACAGCGCGCGGCTACCACCATGCAGCAGTACGCTGACGTTACGCCTATCGTGCCTATCACGGTAAAGGATATTATTGAGCCGCTTAATCATATCCTGATCTATGACAAGGTAGGTTTGCGTGTGCAGTACGGTATAGAGGGGCAGTGGGTATTCCCCACCGTTTCAGGTGCTACGGCTCAGTGGGCTGGCGAAAACGTGGAGATCTCGGACAGCAAGATCAACCTTGACAAGCTCGTACCTGAGCCTAAGCGTTTGGCTATCTCTGTGCCTATCTCAAACACGGCCATTTTCCAAACTAACAGCGGTATCCTGCCGATCGTAAGACAGGCAATGACCAACGCTGTAGGCGAGGCTATTAACGCTGTGATGTTTAGCCTCACTCAGATGGGTGCCGCTAACGCTGCCAACGTGCCAGCTGGCCCGTTTGTAGGTAAGACAGCCACCAACGCTAAGGGTGCTGAGTTTACCTATAAGGAGGTGATAGGGCTTAAGTATGCCGTGCTTGGCACTGGCGTTAAGGCTCTTACTACTGGTGCTTTCGTGGTATCGCCTGTGACCTACGCTGAGCTGCTTACCACACCGCGTGACGCTGGCTCAGGCCGCATGATCATAGATGATAACGGCCTGATCAACGGTAGCCCTGTGTTTATGACTGCCGATTTTGACGACACCGCTATTGGCTTTGGCCTCTTTGGCTATGAGCTGCTTGGTTTCTTCGGAAACATGACGCTGGGCGTGGATGCGACATCTGCCGCTGCCATGAAACAGGATCTCACGTACTACGTGCTTAACGCTCATCCCGCAATGAAATCGCTGCGTACAGAGGCGTTTGCAGTGATGAAGAAAAAGACCTCTTAACGGCTTTCCACAATAGTACAAACTTAATACTCGGTTAGCGGCTGGCCTTACGGCTGGCCGCTTTCACTTAAAGCAAAGAGATATGGCTATATATGTAACACTGGATGATATTAAGCGACAGGTGAACGTGGAGCACTCGGATGATGATAAGCTACTACAGGATATGATAGATGAGGCTGAGGAATGGGTGGAGAAAACCATACAGCAGCCTTTGGCAGACTTGGAGGCCACCGACACCGCTACAAATGATCAGGCTGCTGCTGAAAGCTCTGATGATAATACCGCTGGTGCTGCTGAGGCTGTGGCAGTCAAACGGATCCCTAAGCCGCTCAGACGTGCTATCCTGATCTATGCCGCTACCCTGTACGCTAACCGTGAGGCTGTGGCCTATGGCCAGCCTGTAGCACCACCGTACAACCTTATGAGCCTGATAACGCCTTACATTAAATTCAGATAAGATGAGAGCTGGTTTACTGAGAGAGCGGGCTATCTTTTATGCCAGCACCGCTGAACAGACAAAGAGCGGCTTTAAGAAAAAGACCGCTACAGAGCTGGCTACTGTGAAATGCTACCGTAAGCGGATGGCCTCTAAGGACGCTGTTACGGCTGGTGAGGAACAAAATCAAGGCACTGTAACGTTACAGGTGCGCGTGGACAAACGGCTAAATCAGGCTACGATCTTTGAGTATGAGGGTGAACGCTACAAGATCACTCAGCGGCTCAAAAACATAGCTGATAACACTTGGGATATTACAGGCACTAAAATAAATAGCTGATGGCTGGTTTGTTTACGAATGACAGCAACCAATACGGAGGCATAAAGGTTTCAGTAATCGGCTATGCTCAGGTAGATGATGCTTTGAGTCAGCTCAGGCAGATCGACAGGGATCGGGCTGTACAGGCTGGACTAAAGGCTGGTGCTGCCTATTTGGTGAGACGTGGTAGGCAGAGGCTCAGGAAAGGGCTTAAGACTGACGCTTACCACCGACACTACCAAAAGGGAAATCTGATGAAATCCTTTATAGCGCGTGTGAAAAAGTCTAAGGCTGGCGCGCTGGCAGGCTTTAAGCGGCCTGAGGGATCACACTCTCACTTAGTGGATGAGGGTACTGGTGAACGTGAGACAGCCAGCGGTCTCAGGCGTGGTAAAATGCCTGAAATGAAATACTGGACTGACACCCGCGAAAAAGACACCCACACGGCTCAGGAGAAAGTTTTGGAGGGTGTGCGTAAGGCTGCTATCAGGATTATGCGTTAGCCGACTTTTTTCAGGTTTTTATGATAATTATATGAGCAAGTCAATGTTATCCGCTGGGGCTGATGTGCGTGACGTTTTACGTACAGATCCGACAATACAGGAGCTGGTAGGTGAAAACATCTACCCGATTATCGCGCCTAATGGTACTGAGGGTGGCTATATCCTCTATGCGCGTGATGATTACTCTGAGGATCTTACTAAGATGGGTGTAGTGGATGAAACCGCCTCAATAATACTGAACGCCAACAGCACAGACTATGACGAGGGGCTTATGATCGCTGAGGCTATCAGGCGCGTAATACGCAAGATGCGTAACGCTGGCTGTGCGCTTACGATCTCTCATGCAAGGGAGGACGTGGCGGGTTACACTGAGGCTGGCAATACCATCTACTCACAGATCATAGAGATCACGTTTGGCAACCTCTACAAAGGCTAAGTAATATGGCAAAGAAATATAGTATTAACAAATTAAACTCAACTGTTATGGCAGACACTCAGAATTTTCGCTCAGACCGCGATGTGAAAGTAGGCCAGCTGTTTCTCTATGAGGGCGCGGCTGCTACGGCTGAGGGCGGTAATCCCGCCGCTCCTGATAGTATCTTTGCATTTGCTACAAGTGCAGAGCTGACTATCAACACTAACATGATCGACACCTCTAACAAGATGGATGGTGATTGGGAAAGCTCGTTACCTGGTAAGAAAAACTACTCTATCAGCTGTAACGCTCTCTGTACTGATAAGGCTGGTATGCTCTCTGCTGATGGCCACATCAAAAAGCAGATCGAAAGCAAGCCGTTTAAGTTTTGGTTTGGCTCTGTCACTAAGACTGAGGATGAGGACGGAAACCTCACCTTTGCTAAGGACACCACAAAACCCTACTACACTGGTATCGTGAATATCACAAGCTCTACGCTGACCTCTGAGGCTGGCGATCTTGTGAAGTATCAGACACAGATGCAGGGTACTGGCGCGCTGAAACAGAACGTAGGCGCATAATAGCAGGTGCTTGTAGTCATAATATAGGTTTTATTAGTGGACTGGCCAGCCGTTACTCTCAATGGCTGGCCAGCTTTGGTTAGGATGATCACAATAGGAAATATACTGAAATGGGAACGCCTCAGGAAAAAGGCGTTTAACGACTTTGACGAAAAAGATACGGATGATATACTGGCTATAGGCTACGCCATGCTTGATCAGAGAGAGGTATCATTTGAGGCTTACAAGGATGCAGCCCTCAACTCTAACGCTGGCATAGTGGCTGGCGTGATCAAGGATCTAAACGCTGAAATAAGATACATCAGCCAGTTTCAGGATCCTCAGGACGAGGCCAGCGATCAGGCCGCTAAGCAGACCGTTACTGAAATGGTGGGGGCTTTGCTCTTTGCTGGTATGGACGGTAACTTTTTACTTGGGCGTGGGCTTGAAGATCTGAGCTGGCTGCTGCAAACCTTTGATATGAGCGTGAGGCGCAAGCTGGAGGCAGACCGCTTTTGGGCTTTTATAGGGCTGCTGCCATACATAGACAAGAGCAAATACCCTAACGCCTCTACTTTCCTGCCTTTTGAGTGGGAGGGTAAGGCACAGGCTGAGACTGAGATTACTGATGAAGAAAAGGCTATGGCTGCTGCTTTCCTGCATAAGAGGATCTAACAGCACTGCTGAGGCTGGTATTTTGCCCACAGAGCGCATTTTGGAGGCTCAGGTATGTAGTTACTAAGGAAATCAAAACAAACGGCTCACAGAGGCCATTTAACAGAAAATTAACAAATATGGCAAAACTATCATTTTCAATAGCCCTAAACCTACTCACTCAGGGCGTGAAAAAGGGTGCTAACGAGGTAGAGGCGATATTTAAGCGGATGGGATCCACTATTACCGCTACGCTTGGCAGTTTGGGGATGGGCTTTGGTGCTTTCTCCTTTGGCCGTCAAATGATACAGGCTGGCAAGGAGTTTGAAAGCGGTATGGCGCGTGTCAGGGCTGTCAGCAACGCTACGGCTGCTGATTTCAAGATGATGGAAGATGAGGCCAAACGTTTAGGATCTACTACCAAATATACAGCTGGTGAGGCTGCTGGGGCTTTGGAGAATCTTGTACGCAACGGCCTGACACCGAAACAGGCTACAGCCGCGCTGTCTAAGACACTCGAACTGGCACAGGCCAACAGTATAGGACTGGCTGAGGCCGCTGATATATGCACCAACGCCATGAATGGCTTTGGCCTGAAAACTGAGGATCTTGGCCGCGTCAATGACGTGCTATCATCTACAGCCGCTCACAGTGCTACTAACGTGCTGGATCTTGCTGAGGCCATGAAGATAGCCGCGCCTGTGGCTACCACTGCTGGCGTTTCCATAGAGGAAACTAACGCGGCCTTAGGCGTGCTGGCTAACGTGGGTATGCGCGGTACTGACGCTGGTACAGGCGTTAAGCAGATGTTAATAGCCCTGTCAGCTCAGACACCTAAGGCTAAAAAGGCTTTGGCTGAGTTTGGTGTTACTGTGGATGAAAACCGCCTGAAAACTGAGGGGCTGGCCTCTATCCTGTCAGAGCTTAAGGAGAAAGGCGTGGGTAACTCTGTGGCCGCTATGGCTGATATTTTCGGTAAGCTGGCCGCGCCTAAGGCTGCTGCCCTGATCAATAACGCTGAGGCTCTACAGCAGCTCACGGACACCCTGAACAATGCGGACGGTGAAAACGCGCGTATGTTTGAGCAGAGTTTGGGTAAGATGGAGAACGCGCTGGCCTCACTTGCATCAGCTTGGGAGGGCTTGCAGATCAGGATCTTTCAGGGTGGAGAGGGTATGTTTGTTGCACCTCTCAACGCTCTTACTGCCTTTGTGCGCTATGCCACTGAGAATTTTGGCACGCTGGCCGTAAAGTTTGCAGCGATCTTTGTAGGCACTAAGCTGATCGGCTATTTCCGTACCATGATGATAGAGAGCCGTACAGCCTTTACCTCAATGGCCTCACAGGCTGCTGCCGCACACTCTAAGGTAAATATGCTACAGCGTAACAGTGCGCTGCTACGCAAACAGATCACTGCTTTGGAGGCTCAGCTGGCTAAGGCCAGTGCAGATCAGCGGTTAGCCATAGAGATACAGCTACAGGCTAAGACAAAGGCACTGGCCGCTAACAGGCTGGCCACCTTTAAGGCCATTAACACGGCTCAGGCTGCGGACGCTGCCGCTGCTGCCGTTAAGTCAGGATCAGCTTGGCAGATAGCTTTGCTTAAGATCAAGACGGTAGGGCTGACGGTGGCGCGATCCCTGAAAGCGGTTTGGAGTACGGTAGCACCGCTGCTGTTTATGACCGTGATCACAGAGCTTATAGCTAAGATCTACGAACTGGCCACCGCCTCTAAGGACGCTGCCAGTGCTGAGAAAAGGATAGCAGACATAGAGGCTGAGGCTGCTGTTAAGGCTGCTGAGAACGGTGCAAAGGTTAAGGCTTTGGTGGCTGTCATACATGACGAAACAGCCGCTCAGAAAGACCGTGAGGCCGCTATCAGATCCCTGCAAAAGATCATACCTGACTACACGGCCAAACTCTCAAATGAGGGTAAGGTTTATGGTGAAAACACTAAGGCACTCAAAAAGTATAACCAACAGCTTAAGGAAAAGGCCATACTGGAGGGTGCGCAAAACGCGCTCACAGAGCTTGGCAAACAGTCTGCTGAGAATCTGATAGCACAGGAACAAAAGCGCGCTGGGATCGCGGAACTGAGACGCCAACAGGCCGCTCAGGCCGCCAACAGACAGCCGCGTACCTCATCAGGTGCTAATATGCCTCATCAGGTAATGGCTCAGGCTGGTGGATCCATGCAGATACTCGCTGCTGAGGCAGAGCTGAGGGCTTTGGAGAGGCAGGGAGCTGCTATCACCTCTCAAATAAACCTTATCACAGATAAGTTTGGTAAGCGTATAGCAGCCTCACTGGCTGCTGTGGCAGATGCGGAAGAGGAAACAAACACAACCCTCTCAAACTACACGCCTGCTGATGATGGAGGCGGTGATCATAAGACAGAGCTACAGCGCATACAGGAAAGCTACGCAAGCTCTTTGGAGAGGCTGAGGCTTGAACTTGAAAACGGTGTGATCTCTCAGCGTGACTATGAGCGTGAGCTAAACGACCTTAAGCTAAACACCTACCTACAGGCTGCATCAGGCAAGGAGGCCGCTACACGTACAGCAGAGTTTACCAAAGAGCTTGAAAAGGAGATCAGGGCGCGCAAGTCTAAGGGCTACTATGACCTGATAGATGTAGAGGAAAACTACAAAAAGGAGCTTGAAACCCTAAACAGGAAATATGAGCGTGGCGCGCTGACGAACGATGAGTATTACAAAGCCATGCTCAGCCTGATTAACTCAGCTGTGGACGCTGCCAGTGCCATAGACTACTCAGGCTCAGAGCTGGTAGGGATCCTGAAAACGTTAAAGGATAAGGCCAACAAGATCACTGTAGGAAAAGAAAGCGACTATCAGCGTGATAAGACCTTTGATTACAAGCTCGACAGGAACAAACAGAGTACCATACTGGCAGATGAGCTGGAACTGGCTAAGAAACGGCTTGAAGATCTTAAGTCAGGCGCGCTGAAACTGACTGGCGATCTGGCCGAACAGATTAACGCTCAGATGGCTCAGGTTAAGGGCTTGGATGAGGCTCTTAAGCTGGCAAAGGTGAAAGAGGACGTTAAGGATCTGCAAAAGGCTCTGAGGGAAACTAAGTGGAACGGTGCAAAGGATATAGTATCTAACTCTGATCAGATCGTAAGCGCGTGGAGCCGCTTAGGTGATACCCTGAACAATGTGGACGCTAACGGCTGGGAGAAGATCATGGCCATTTGGAATACCCTTACATCTACTGTGGATGGCATAGTGGGCATAGTAGAGACTATCAATAAATGGACTGAGGCCAGCGAGAAGCTTAAGCTGGCCAAACAGGCTGAGGCTATGGTAGATACTCAGACCACTCAGACAAAGATAGCCAATAATGCTGCTGGTGTGGCCTCAGACGCTCAGGCTACTGCTGCCACCGTCACAAACGCTACTACCAACGTGGCTGCAAACACCTCTGAGGCTGCAAGCTCAGCGGGTAAAAGTGCTGCAAAGCTGCCTTTTCCCTACAACCTGATCGCCATAGCTGGCGCGGTGATGACAGTGCTGGGTATCATGGCCACACTGCCTAAGTTTGCTGGTGGCGGTATCATACACGGTGTTAGCGGTGTAGTACCTGCCGGCTATCCCTCTGACAGTGCTTTGGTGAGGCTGCAAAGTGGTGAAATGGTGCTTAACGGCTCTCAGCAGAGGCATTTGTTTGACGCGCTCGATGGTGGCCAAATCGGCAAAGGTGGCCACATAAGAGTAAGCCATAAAATCAAGGGTACAGACCTGTATCTGCTAATAGAAACGGTTAAGGATAAATTCAAACTCAAATGATATGAGCTACAGACTTAAATACACCATCCCTTTTGCATCCCTGAAAAATAGAAACTACAGGTTAGAGGTGGAGGAAAACGGCTATACTGGCAACGCTACAGAGCTGACACCCTCAAATGATCCGTTTGTCATAACGACCAATGACAATACGTTTATCTATAGCCCGCTGAGGCTTTCAACAGCTACGCTGGGCGTGGTGGGAGGTGACACCCTACAGCGGCTTTTTGCTACCGACTGGCAACAGTACAGGGTAACGCTGATCATGGTTATTAAAAGCGGATCCGTAACCACTGAGCGCGTGATGTGGTGCGGCTTTGTGCGGCCTGAGGAATATACACAGGAATATAACGGAGAAACCTTTGTGCTGGATATAGAGGCACAGAGCGCGATCAACACACTGGAGCATATAGACTACAAACAGGTATCTGAGGACGGTTTGCAGTTTGTCACCATAAAGAGCCTGATAGAGCGCGCTATAGTGGCCGCTCAGGCGCGCTACGGCTCTGTATTCCTGCCTCACACTTGGGCTATAGACGCTGCCAGCTATGGGGCTAACGCGCTGCTTAGATCTGACTGTGTGATCACTGAGCAAAATTTCTACGATGAGGAAGATAAGGCCATGACCTACTATGAGATCTTAGAGGAAATATGCCGCTTTGCACATCTTACGCTCTGTGACTGGATGGGTGATCTGTGGTTTGTGGATTGGGATTACACTGACGCTTACGATGAGTACAGGATCAGCGGAAACACCCTGACGCTCGTAAAGGCCAACAGCATGAGAAAAAAGACGTACAAGGTGCAGGATATATCCTTTATGGGATCTGATCACTCACTCGACATCTTGGGAGGCTACAATAAGGCCAGTATCAAGACATCAAACTACTGTGCTGACGAAAAGATCTTTCCTGAGGAAAATTTCTCTGAGCTTAAGGTGGGATATATCCATGAGGGTGGTTTTGATGCGTACTGGAGTACAAAGAAAGGCGGTTTAAGCGGCCTGTTTGGTGGCGAGGATATACACGTAAACAAGAACAGGCACAGGTGTATGTACGTGATCCCTGAGAAATGGCAACCGCGTTTGTATGTGCCTACTGGCTATGAGTACGGTACTGGTGTTAAGATGGAACACTATGAGGTGGGATCGCGCGGAGGCTATTACAAGAAATCGGCTGAGGGTGCTTACATGACGATCTATGAGGAGGTACAGGAAGTAGATGTAACAGAAACCATGTACGGAAGATCCAACGGATCAAACACCTCAGGCCATAAGTACGGAGGTACACGCGGTGGCACTTTCGGCAACGGAGACAACATGGATAGCGGACACTCTACAGGGGCTACAGGTGTGGCTTTGGGGGCGCGTCGGACGGTGTACGGTGCGCTGATGGCGCGCTACTGTAACTGGACGCTGAAAGAGGATGGATCAGACCCTATCAGCTCCTATAGCTATGAAGATGTTATCTTTATCAGGGTACTTGCCTCAGGCGCAACTATTACAGGTAATGGAACGCTTACACCCGCTCACGATGCAGTAGCCTTTGATCCTACGAAGTATAACGGCCTCTTTAACTATCGCGGTAATATGCCAGTGGCCGCTTATGCCGATGGTGCTATAGCAATATCTTTTAACTGCATCCCCATTAACTTTACATCATCTTGGGCTGCAAATCAAGGGCTGGCGCATGATGGCTACTACTACTCAGGCGAGGTAGGAACCATAGATAATGAGCTACGGTTTACCTTTATCCTCAGGATCGGTAATAAATACTGGAACGGTACAAGCTGGCAGGCTGGCGCGTGTACTTTCAGCCTTAAGAGTGAGCACATAGATCAGGCTGGCCAGTTTGTTTCTTTGGAGAAAAACAAAACGCTGTCTATGCCCTATGACGGACTGGATGGCTATATAGTGGAGATCCCTGAGCTTATGACAGGTGAGGTGTATTTCTCTATCCGTGATGTAAACTATAACTGTGCTATCAAGAATTTCAAGATACAGTATCAGCGCAAGGATGATTACACTCAGGTAGATGGTGCTGAGGCTGACGGAAACGACAGGATCTACAGCAACGTGATAAACGGTACTTTCATCAGTGAGCTTGACACTATTACGGAAAAGATCTCATCCTACAACCATGACGGCCTGAGCTATGGTAAGGTGCTGGTAAACGGTAACTATCTAATGACGCTCTACAACGGTGTTACTAAGGAGGTGGAGCGGCCTGAACACCTCTTACTCAGGCGGCTGGTTAATCAGTATGAGCCTACGAAAACTAAGCTCAAACAGGTTTTATTATACGATCCTGAACTTTTGCCGCTTGATCTGCTTACAGACCATTTTCAGGTAGGCAAACAGTTTATACAGGCTGGTACGGAAATCAGCTTTGTGGATGATAAGGCAGAAATAAACATGATACAGTTTGAGGTATGAAAAAGATAATAATAGAAAATCATATAGTACCCGCTGAGGCGCGATCCGTACATTATCGCGGTGCTGGCAGTACGGTTATAGTCGGTAGTATGCACGTAACAGCTAATGGTGGTGGTGCATCTTCTTACGCTACTGATGCAGCCCGCGCGGAGAGTGCACAACACGCGGCCAGTGCCGATCATGCTACGCTGGCTGATGAGGCCACACACGCCTTAAAGGCTGATGAGGCTACGGCTGCTGGTGAGGCTCAGACAGCTGTAACCGCCAAAAATCTTGATACAGGCTCATCAGACTGGCTCAAAATAGAAAACATGATCAAGGCCGCTATATCATTTATAGATGATAAGTACCTTAGCAGACTGGCAGATGATACCGCAAAAGGTAAGATCACGTTTGAGGATTTTATCATATTGTTACGCGGTTTTATGCTCGGAAACAAAGAGATCGTATCTGTAATACAGCGCGGAGAGCCTGTAAAGGATGATGATACGGCCATTATGACGGTAGCGAAACTGCTTGGCACTTTCCTCAGGAAAGACACTGAGGATGAAACCAAACATCTGCTGAGGCTCATGGGTGGCGTTATCACCACTATGCTGAGATCTGAGACTTTTAACACTGGCTTTTTGGGTGAGGGCTTTTCCCTGCATAAAAATGAGGCTGGCCGCTGGTACTTTGAGATAGATGAGCTTTATGTGAGGGTAAAGGCTGTGTTTGAGGAACTGGAGATAAGGCGGCTTACTCATGTGGGCGGTAACTTGATCCTGACACCCGCTGCCTGTACACTGATCCGCGTGGAGAAGATCACAGGCGGCTGGCGGTGCTATATCAAAGCTGATGATGGTACAACGGCCACCACTAACAGCTTTGTGGCTGGCGATCAGGCGCGCGTGCAGACTTTCAACATAAAGGCTGGCGTGTATAAAAACGTGTCTAACCGCTTTTGGTGGCGTTTGGTGACAGGTGTAGGTGATGATTACATAGATGTATCTGAGAGTGACAGCGCGGCCAGCTCAGACGCGCCTCAGGCTGGCGATGTGGTGGTACAGCTTGGAAACCGCAACAACCCTGACAGACAGCACGCCATACTTATAGAGACCTACGGCTCAGGCACACCGTTTATAGCTCAGTATGAGGGCATAGATCACTATGCCTTAGACGGTAAGCTGCTGACGCGCATAGGCAAAGGCGGTAACATCTTTACAGGTGATTTCTACCTTAATGATGGCCGCTCTGTAGTTTCCGTGATAAACGGTAAGATGCAAAGCGTGATCAGCGAAACGATCCGTACTGCAACCGATAAGGATAACTATCTCTCTAACGGATCATTTGCCGACAAGCTGGATAACTGGGAATATATTAGCGGTGTGAGGCTGTGGACTGTAAGGCGATACATACAGGCCAACAGGGGCGCGTTATCACGTAAGGACACTGGTACGGTATATACGGCTGATGATGATGGAAACCCGACTATTAGGATCATTAACAGCTATATCAAGCAGCTGGCCAGTAACTACGCCTCTAAGCCTGAGATCAAGGTTAAGGATGGTGCAAAGGTGGCCGTGCCTGTACGGATCATCCTGTACTATAAGTGTGCTGAGGCTGGTACGCTGGCCGTAAAGTTTGAGGATGAAACCACCTCAGGCTACGCTAAGTTTGAGCCTGTTAATTTCTCACAAAGCCTGACACCTGACAGCGTATATAAGACACTGGAGATACAAGGCTACTGGAGTGGTACAGGTGATCTGAAAATCTCCTTTACTGGTGATCTGTATCTACACTACGTGATCTTGCAGCTCAATGAGTACACGTATTATGAGACACGGATAACACAGACTGCTGAGGAAATCAGGGCTGAGGCCAAAAAGATCTCTCAGACGGTGGACGGACACACAGATCAGCTGGCCGCTCTCTCGATCCGTGCAGACGGTATAGAGGCTAATGTGTCAGCTGTAACCACTACAGCTAACGCTAACAGTACAAAGATAGCAAACCTTTCTGTAACTGTGGATGGTATCAGTGGTACTGTCAGCTCTCACACGGAATCCATTAACGCGCTTGATGGCCGCGTAACAACCTCAGAAACAAAAATCTCTACCTTAGAGCAAACCGCTGAGAGCATAAAAGGAACGGTAAAAAGCCACTCAGACAGCATATCATCAATAACGGGCGATATAGACGGTTTGGAGAGTGACATTAAAACCGTTTCCGACAAGGAGGCGGCTTTGGAGATTACCGTAAATGGAATTAACGGTACTGTCAGCTCTCACACTACATCTATCAATAGTCTCAGCGGGCGCGTTACTGGTGTAGAGGATAATTACTCTACCCTCTCTCAGACCGTAAACGGTATCAGTGGCACTGTCAGTAGTCATACATCTACGCTCAGCGGCTTTGAGACACGTATAGGAACACTGGAAACAACTACAAGCAGTATCAGCGGTACGGTTAGTGATCATACTACCACTATCGGTAGCTACGGATCGCGTATAGGATCCTTAGAGGTAACGGCTAACAGCCTGACAACCGCTGTACGCAGAAATGGCAATGTTAATATGTTTGACTGTGCCAACGGCTTGGGGTGGCAGACAAGCGCGGGTGTGCTGATAAGTAATTACGATCTCAGTACACAGATGGTAAATTATCAAAACTGCTACTCATCAGCCGTATATCTGACAGCTGGGATAGACTACTGTCTGTCATACTATGGCAGTAGCGCACGTATTTATACGCGGTATGGAGCTGAGAGCAGTAGGATTTCAGCGGCCTCAGGGGAGACAAATATAGGTACTGCCGTAATCATCAGCGATCAGAGCTATCAGGGATATAACAGGTATTATTTCCATTTTACTGTATCATCTACAGGATTTTATTTTATTCAGATTTACAAAGCACCATTTTTCCGCGCTCAGCTTGAAATAGGCAACTATCCTACTGCTTGGAATCAAAGCACACAGAGCATTATTAAGCAGACAGCTGATCAGATCACTATCTCTGCTGACCGTGTGGACTTTATAGGTAAGACTACCATTAACGGAAACTTTATGGTAGATACGGCTGGCAACGTGTCAATGAAAAACCTGTCTGTGTCAGGTAACTCTACCTTTGAGGGTATCATCAAGGCTAAGAGCGGTGGCACTATCGGAGGCTTTAAGATCGGTGACTACTCGATCACTGTAGATACTATTTCAGATCCCTCTCAGGCCAGTTTTGGTAATCTGGCTATCTATAAGGACTTTTTCAGGGTTGGCGGTAGTAACGGCTATGTGATGTTTGGTGATGATGTGATACCCGCTACCGCTGGCGGTGCTTTTACGGCTGCTGGCCGCGTGGTGAACAAAAAGGCCAACACAGCAGGATCATGGGGCTTTGATCAGGCTAACTACGGCCTGTTTATAGACGTGAGCGGTGGCACTAAGAACTATGGCATAAAGAGTAACGCGGTGATCCGTGCTAACTGTGTCTATGGTGATGAGGCCGCGCGTCTGTATATCAACAGATCTACCTACACCATAGACCTGAGCCAGCATAATGTATTCTTTATCTACCTCACTACTGATGGTGCTATCAATCTGCCTACAAAGGACAGTATAAAGACACAGTTTGGCTACGGCACCCTGCCTACCTACTTTGCCTATGAGGTTACGTTTATCGCTGAGACAGGCACAAAGAGAATCACGCTAAATAATGTGATAGACAGTGACAATAACTCCACAAACCTTGATATGGAGGCTGGTGACGTGGTGAAAGTCTTGGTATCTAACTATCCTACATTTCAATACAAGGTGCTGACGCATTACAATTAACGTAAGCCGACTAAACAGGCCGTACAGCTGTTTTAATATGGATCACTTTTATTACAAACTTAATAGCAAAGAGTTATGAAGAAAATCAATTTTAAGGAATTTGAAATGCCTGAGGGTATTTCAGGTAAGACCGTTACAAAGGGCGATGTACGTGAGAGCTTTGCCGATGTGCTTTACAACAAGTGCAACGGAATCCGCGCTAAGGTGCTGGCTGAGAAGATCTACAAGTCTGATGGCGCGGTAGAGTATGAGGATGATGAGGTAGCCGTGATCTCCAACATAGCAAACGCTGAGTGTACACCGCGCTTTATCGCTGGGCTTGAAATGCAGCTTAACGCTCAGGCTGAGGCTGAAACCAAATAAACCGTAAGGATATGACAGCAACAGAGAAACAGCAGATAGTTAATGAGGTGCTGGCTCAGGTACAGGCCAACAGTGACGCGGTTAAGGAGCTGGTTACTGTCACCTCTCTTAGCGGGCTGGTATCTCTGCCAGCCATAAGGGGTACAAATGAGTATGTGTTAGCACCGCTGAGCCTTTTGAGCCAGCCCGCCATAGATGCGGCCACTGCTGCCAACACAGCGGCCACCAACGCTAACACGGCTGCTGACAAGGTAACAAACCTGATCACTGGTGCTAACGCTGCCTTAGCCACTGCCAACACCGCTGCCTCTAAGGTGACAAAGGCCGTATCTGACGCTGAGGCTGCAACTGCCAGCGCGGTAACTGCAACCAATAACGCCAACGCTGCCACTACAGCGGCCAACACCGCTGCTAATACAGCAAGGCTGGCGGCTACCGCTGCTGAGACAGCTACCACCAACGCCAACGCTGCCACTACAGCGGCCAACACCGCTGCCTCTGCTGCCACTACAGCGGCTCAGAGTGCTACGGATGCTGCCTCTGCTGCCACTACAGCGGCTCAGCTGGCCAACAATAAGGCCGCGCTGGTAGATACGCGGATCTCGACACTGGAAAACGCGGCCTCTGTGGCTGACAATGCAGCACAGGAGGCTTACGCTGCTGCTAAGATGGCGCGTGATGTGGTAGAGGCCAGCAACATACTGTATCAGGACGCTACGGCTGCTGTGGAACAGGCACAGATAGCGGTTACTACGGCTCAGGAGGCCACTACTACGGCCACTAACCTGATCGCTACTCAGCGTACAGAGATCGCGGCCTCTCAGGAGGCTACGGCTGCTGCCAACGCTGCCACTACAGCGGCCAACACCGCTACAGGTAAGTTGAATACCGCTATTACCAATGCCTCTAACGCTACCAATGCTGCCAACACCGCTGCCACCTCTGCCACTACAGCCGCTCATAACGCCAACACCGCTGCCTCTGCTGCAAACACGGCTAAGACAAACGCTGACGCGGCCACTACAGCGGCCAACACCGCTGCCACTAATGCCACAAAGGCCGCTACCGCTGCAAACACGGCTAAGACAAACGCTGACGCGGCCACTACAGCGGCCAACACCGCTGCCACTAACGCTACCAATGCTGCCAACAGAGCCAATGAGCTTAGTGATCATCAGAGCTATATAGGTGCTGATGGTTTTTGGTATGTGTATGATGAGGCTGCTAAGAGGTACAATAAGACGGATAACTACGCGCTTGGTGGCGCGTCCTATCCTGTTTTCTCCATCAACTTAGAGACTATGGCAGTGGAGGTAGAGAGCGATAACGCTACGGATTACAGCCGCTTTGAAATGGCTGAGGATGGTGCTTTGTATATCAATTTCTAAAACACTTTCAATATGGGTAAATCTTTGATAGGCTTTGCTGGCTTACGCATGATGGGTACTTTTGTCAAGGGCAAAGGCTACTACATCAATCAGGCCGTACAGGATCCGACATCAGAAAACTGGTTTGTTTCCCGACACGGACAAAAGACAGCAGACACCGACACGCCTAACATGGCTGATCTGCCAGCTGACGGTAAGACTAACGCTGACTGGATGCTGTGGACTGACCTTAAGAGCGTAAAGGAGGCTAAGGAGGCCGCTACTACTGCTGCTGGATCTGCCAACACAGCGGCCAGCTCTGCCAATACCGCTGCCACCAACGCCAACAATAAGGCCGCGCTGGCCGACAAGGTAGCCAAACACCCGCCTTATGTGGGCGATGATGGCTACTGGTACTACTACAATGCCACTACGGAGGCTTATGAGAAATCCGACAAGTACGCTCAGGGCGGTGTGGATTTCCCTGCTTTCTCTGTGGATCCTGAGACACTGGAGCTTAGCGTGGACGCTGAGAACGCTGGCCGCTATGAGCTTGGTGAGGATGGTGAGCTATACGTAACATTTTAATAAGCAAGCAATATGGGTAAACAATCTTTGGGCGTGGTAGGCATTAAGCTGACAGGTGCTTATAACAGTGCCACCACCTATAAGGCCAATCAGGCCGCTAAGGACGCTTACGGAAACTACTTTGTAAGCAAGAAGAACAACAACAAAGGACACGCGCTGCCTGTCATTACAAACGGTGTGCCCGCTGCCTCTGACTGGTGGGAAATCATGTGGGATCTACAGAGCGTGAACGCTGCAAAGGACGCGGCCAACGCTGCTGCTGCTCGCGCTGAGGCTCAGGCTGACGTGATCACTGGCGAGATAGGCGAGATAGCCGCTAAGGTAACTGCTGAAATGCAAGTGCTACAGGTGGCCAGCTTTGGTATCAGGTGGAGCTTGGATGATACAGTTAAGCAGATAGAGATAGTGGGCAACACTACACTCTATAACAAGTTTAAGCAGTGGTGTGACAATTCGCCAAAACCCTGTGAGATCAAAAAGGACATGACGGATTTTGCCTACCTGCTTAACACCGCTGGCGTGGCCTCTAACGAAAACTGGACTAAGCGCGCTGACGGATCAGCCTCTCACTATGCCAGTGCTGATAAGCTCGACTATTTGCAGCTGGTAGAGCTGGAAAACATCAACATCAGCGGCTTTGTAAACGCGCTTGATCGTACTATGACCGTCTATTTTAACTTGGATGATCAGTGCCCTAACGGCTTTTACCGCTGGTTTAAGAACGCCAAAAAGTGCATGAGCCGCTATGATCTGACTTTCAACGCTGACAGATCTACGCTCGACTGTGCAGCTGGCACTACTCAGCCCTCAGGCAATTTCTCTGCAAATATTATACACTCTATGACAGTGGCCACAAACGCCAACCTGTTAAACTGGACTGCATGGGAGATTATTGTGTTAGGATGGCTACAGATTGCCTACTATCAGACCTTTGATGTACCATCATCAGAGCGTGGGCGCGGTATTGAAAGCGGCTCGGAGAGTGCAGCGCGTAACTACGTAAATGGATCCACTGACACCCTTACTACGCCTCATGGCGGTGTGTCAAACAAGGGCTACCGCTTTATGTACATGGAGAACTGTACAGACGGTAAGCAGTGGCTTTGGGGTGCTGGCTGGAAATTCAAGGCCAACGGTAAGGCCGTTATGACTATGGATGATGCAAAGGCCAACGCTGCTGTGCTGATCGCTGATGATGACGCTGAGATCACAGTAGAGTTTGTAAAGGTAGATGCGGCTGGATGGGAATATCCCAAAAACGTAAGCCTCTTTAGCATGGCTACTGAGCTGGGCGGCTCTACATCATCAGGCGTATATGATGGCCAGTACCTTACACCATCCTGTGCCAATAACGTATTTTACGCTGGTGGCACCTCGCACGATGGCCTCTATGTTGGGGTGCTGGCTCGTGATGCGGGCGGTTCTGCGTCCCACGCGGACTGGGGTCGGCGTGGGCGGTGTGCTGTGAACAGGTGAGACAGCTGAAACACGGCTGTAGGCCGTGAGCGCAAAGCGCAAGATGAACAGGTGGCCAGCGTTTCAGAAATGGGGCTGCTGGCCACTCAATTTAGCCCGCCTGAGCTTGATCAGGCAAAAGGGTAGATCCTCAGCCCGCTGGTGGCAACTCGAACAATGGCCTCAATGATGGGGTGCTGGCTCGTAATGCGAACAATTCTGCGTCCAACGCGAACTGGAATCAACGTGGGCGGTGAACTAAAGAGCGCGGATCTGTCATGCCGCGTTAATCAGTATCAAAGTATGAGGGTATATCCTGTGTCAAAGGTTACACAATCAAATCAGGTGCTTTAAGACAGCAAGTAGGCAAACTGTAGTGATCGTACAGGGAATAAGATCCGAAAGAAGAAAATAGCACCGCCAACTTTAGCAAAATGACAAAGAGAGTAGGGAAGATCCGAAAACAATTTTTATCAAGGGAGAGGCTGCTGCTGATCGTTGAGTACCTTTGCCGACCTGAAAAGCAAAGGAATTGGACTGAGGCAACGGCTGAGGCTTGGGCTGACTACCTCAGGAACTTGGAGGATAATATCACGATCCTCTATTACAAGCTCAGGTATCAGGTATGGGATCCTAAGCCTTTTATCATCTTTGAAAAGATGGAAATGGGTAAGCTCAGGATCATCTACGCCTCATACCC